TGGGACATCTTTCGAAGGGTCAGGATTCTATTCTCCTTCTTCTCTCTATCGTACTTATATCGAAGGGCAGCGATCTTGTCCTTTTCCCTCTCAACCCTTGCCTGAGCCTTGGCATCAAGGAGCTTTTTAGTAAGCTTCATTTCCTGTCTTGCTGACTTAATAGAATCATCGAAGCTAATAATTTGGTCTTGAAGACGATTTATCTTTGCATTGAGGTTTTGTATTTGCTTGCTTTGTTTTTGCCCTGTTTTCTCCTCCTCACGGATCATCTTCTCAATATCTCTCTCGAGGTTCTTTATCTGTGAGTTGGAATTCTTTATATTGTCCTTAAGTGATTCCTGCTTTTTACCAAGGGAATTCATCCTCTCCTGGTACTTCATTGCAGTCTTTTTTAATACATTAATATCAGTTTGAATCGACCTTACAAACTTGTCTACGTCAGCAGAAGTGTCTTGACCCTTGAGGATCTTCATCTTATCGGCAATGTCAGCAACACGGTCAACAATAGTAAGACTTCTCTTTACAGGAGTATCCTCTTTCTCAGTGAGAGGCGAATCTTTTTCAAGCTGTTCATCAAGGCTTACTCGAGTGGCTGTATCCTGATTTGTGTCGTACATCATCTCGATTCTATGGACACTTGGTCTATAGAGATCAGGATTCTCGGTAAGCTTCTCCCAAAGGTCTATTGCTGACATATCCCTGGATCCATCAGGAAGTGGGATATCCCGAACATCTATCTTGCTAATTATATCCAGGAGCTTTTCTACTCGCTCGTCACTAAGGGACTCGATGAATTCGTTGTTTAGGTCTGATCTCTTTGGGGTCTCATCGTCCTGGAACAAGATGAATATCTCCGAGAATGCTCGAGATTTCTTAGCCTCTTCTTTCTTGTAGGAAATTACTTCATCAGCCCACTGCTCACCTTCAAACTGTTGTGCTACCTCAACACTGACAGACTCTCCGCTCTTCCAGTCACTTTCTATTTGTCGAGCATATTCTTCCCTGGTAGGTAGCCCTTCTTGAGTAAGGGCAATATTTTTTAGGTTCTCATAATTCTTACTGATTGATGAATTACTGTCGTCAGCACCATTCTGGTAGGCATTTATTTCAGGCTGAAATAAAAGTCTTGGATCTTCTTGACTCCGGAATAAAGGCTGGTCTCCAGAAAATTCACTTTGAGCTTTCTGGAGCTGATCCTTGTCTATTCCGAGGTTTTTCCTGTCGATTTCTTCAAGGCTAAGGAGTTCATATACGGTCCGTTGAAAACGATCTCTTCGTGATCTCCGTCCATTATCTCCTTGATTCCTTGGAGTCTCTCTATCGTTACGTTCTCCAGACCCATTTCTTTCTTCAGCTTCAGCAGCCTTGAGAATATCTCCCTCGAGTATCGAGACTTCTGCTTGATCTCCCCTTCCCCAAATACCTGAGCCATCTTGAGATATAAATCTCTGTAAATATTTTTCTCTTCCACCGATCTCCCCCTCATTCAATTTCATGACTACAACATCAGGATACCCATCAGATTCGCTCCACCCCTGGGATTCCCAAAACGCCTTTAGATCAGCGAACTCATGATCGCCCCTGATTCTATCGCCCTTCTTCCCATCCTTCATATCGTAGAGGTAGTAATCAGCGTCAAACTGATACGAATCAACTACCTCAAAACCATAATCGGAATACAGCTCAGTGAGCATCCCATTGGGAAACTTACTGTTCTTCACCGCAAATGCATCGAGATGAGTAACCCCTTCCTCGATAGCCTTTGCCATAATAAATGGCAACACACCCTTTGCGGAATTGTACTGGTTATTGATAACCGATGAAAGAATTATATCATCACCCTGATACTTTAGCGAGAAGTAAATATCATTATCCCCTAACTGAAATACCCTTTCTTTACCGTCCTTAATGTTCTTATTTAATGTCTTTAAGTCAGTTGGTGTTAACGATGATGAGCCAGGATTGTTCTTCATTGCATTGATGAAGTCAGCAGGACTTATTCCTCCATCGTCCTTTTTCTTTCCACTTTCCTTCCACGCACCCGAAAGACCATCAAGATAAACCTTAGCTTGTACACCACCGGATATGTCCTTGTATGCACCAGTGCTATCAAGCTCAAGAATAGAGCCTGATATATCAATTATAGGAGATGAAAGAGATGCAGCCCTGTACTCATTACTTGTCATCTGTCCGGTTTGGTTGTTTTTTACAGTCCTCATGTACTCATCAAACAGAATATTTTTCCCAATTGGCTTGTCTAATACGCCAACAATTTTTCCACGGATTCCATGTTTATAAGAAGGATGCTCAATAGTACCCTCTTCACCAAGTTCTATATTAAAGTTGTCTACATCAAGTTTTACAACAACTAATGCATCCCCGAGATTTAATGATGGTACATTGAACCGACTTTCGATAATCTCATTGAGGTAGGCATCCATCGGAGGAAGACCAAGGGCTTGGTTCCCTGGATTGGAAAAAACATTCATGAGCAATGATCTTTTTCCAAATGTTGATGTTTCTTTTAACCATGTATCAAATGCAACCGATTCCCTAAAGCTTGGAACATCTTTTAGATCCTTGTTCTTCAGTATTTGTTTATGCAGAGTATCAAGGGCATCATCACTTATTCTATCACCATCCAAGAGATATTTGTCGAAGATTTTCAAGTAGTTATCAACCGCTGTCCTGTTTGATCTATGAGATTTCTTGTCCATCATAACAACAACGCCATACCCACCAGTCTGCTTTGCTCTATTGAGCATAGAATTCCTTACCCCTGTATCGTCATTTGCCCACCAAGCCTTTCCGTAAAACTCTTGTATCGCACCAAAAAATGGTCCCCCAAGGTTTCTATCTTCCTCGAATTGAGTGCCTCGGAATTGACTAAATGACAAGTCACTGGATGTTCTGTCGGCGAATATTGGGAATACCTTGTCAGTCATCTTCTTCAAGTCTGATATCGTAAGTCTCGGGAAGTCCACCAAGTCATTGAGTTCGTTTTGAAATAGCACAGAGGATCCGTTTGTCTGGATAAGGTTTTCATCATAGTCAGTCTCAAGCCCCTGCATGAATATCATCTCACCATCTGATGCCGCTGGTCCTGGAGTAAAGATACGATCAAGAACACCCTTGACTTCTGGATCAATATCAAGGTTCATTCGATAGAGCATAGCCTGGTAAATATGTCTCATGTACTGCTTAACTTTTTCGAATAGTCTCTTTAATCCAGGTACTGGAGCCTCTCCGTTGATAAGGTACTTCTCCAGGTCAGCAGTAAACTGCTCCTCATTTGCGACACTCCACTCCCCATCCTCAACCCCATATACTCGCTCGAGAATAACAATGTCCTCAGATGGGAGCCTTGGTCTGAGTGCGTGACCCCACTCATGTGCGAGGGTAGAAAAGTCTGCGTTCTTCGAGAACTGTAAAAGAGTCCTTGCATCATTCAGGTGGATCGCAGCCCCACGAACCGAATTACCCTGAGCTAAGGCTTCCAGGGGAACCTCAGCCTGGGCATCAGTCAGTACCCCAGCAATATTCCTCTCAATAAACTCCTCGAAGCTTATCCCATCCCTGCTTGCACTAATCTCCATGAGTGCAGTGGCAACAACGACTTGCTCAAGGGCATCTTCACCAAACTTTTCAGAATTACTTATCACATCCAAAAGTCCGTCTTCGAATTCCTTTCTTGTAAGCACCTTCTCTCTGAGCTTGTCATTCATCGCCTGGACAAATCCCTGGTAGGTTGTATTTGTCACCCTTGGCTTCTTACTTAGAAACTCATCATCGGCCCTTACAATGTCCTCAAACAGCATCTCCTGCTCTGCTATAGCATCCGAATACGCATCTTGATCTTCTGTAGGGTTTAGCTTGCCTATGTCCTTCCTGAGCCGATTAAATTTCTTTATGAGTCCAACTCGCTTAGGATTCCTATTCTTGAATTTCTCTACAAGTTCCTGGTCTACATCGGTAAGGTCGACATCACCAACACGGTCTCTCACAAGCTCTATCACATCCATAGCCATTCCAGGGTCGTCTGGTAGTTCTGTTATCTGTACAGCATCACCCTGCCTGGTATAGTTGATCTTAAGCTTTTGATTCCCATCAATGTCGAAAACAGAAATATCATTATCAGTAACTTCGGCTTTTATCTCACCATCTACCCTCGGTATCCGTTCGTAGATTTGAGGGTCTACCGCAGAGGCAACAACGTGCTTTGGATTGCGTGTAAGGTAGCTTACCTTTCCATTCTCGTTAAGAACCACGACCTCGGCCCCATCCTTAAATGCCTGATTGACTCCATCCTTGGAGTCGATTTTCACTACGTTCTCGCTATCAAGGTACGCAGAGTACACGCTCCCAGGACTCGCCTTAAGCCCCAGTACATCCATGACCCCCATGAGTCTTGATGGTATCTCCCGAGGATCGAGCGAAAGACCGACATAGGATGCAAGGTCAATCATCGGCTGTAGGTTGGACTGCTTTATTAGACTCTTGAACTCCTTCTTCTGGACGATAGAAGGATCATCGAGGAACTGCCGAATAAGCTTCTTTACATAGACTGGCTGGGTAGCATCTACAGCAGATAGAAGACCCTCCTTATCAAGGGTCATTCTTGCATTCTGCATACCCTCAACGACAGTACTTCTATCCTCGGTGAAGATCATGTTCCCATTATTGTCTCTACCTGAGAAGACCAAGGACTTCGGAGTTCCATCTTCGTTTCTTATTCCAAACTCACCCCTGTTAATAAATGACTCCGAATCACCACGAACAATCGAGTTCACTATTCCAGGATCTGCGTTCGATAAGTCTTCACTACTCAATTGACGACCGGATGCAGGATCCTTCAAGTTTGACATCCGTATTTCTCTATAGTCACTTATCGACTGCACACCACCAGTCACCCCACCAAGGACAATCTGAGCAAGCAATGTCTGTCTTGCAGTTTCCTTCACCAGCTCGAGGTAATCAATTGCATTCTGTCGGTTCTCAACAGGTACATTATCTATGTCTTTTGCTATCTCAGCACCTAAGAATTCTACAGACTCCTGAGCTATTTCTTGTGCAATTTCTGATGCGATAGATGTCACATACCGAGTGCCAAACCTTGCTGCCATTGCCCCAGCAGTACCCCTTAAGAGACTCTTTGTAAGGGCATCGGTGACCCACTTCGAGACAGAAAACCCTCCTGGTATTAAGTCACCAGAAACCATTTCTATAGCCCCTGATATAGCCGAAACAGCCCCTGAGCCAATTCTTGCAGTCTCATGACTGACACCGCTCCCGATCATCTCACGATATGATAGTCCCTGGGTAATTTCCTTCGATGCCAAGAATCCACCCGAGGCTGCGATAAGCCATGGAATAAATGCAGGAAGAGCAAGCCCACCAGTCATTCCGCTTACCAAGGCCCCAACCCCAATTGATGCTACCTTCGTCAACGCACCAGATGCTGCAACCCTACCCATGAAAGGGAGGACGTTTGCGACAGCCTTTGCCATATCGGTAGTGATCCAACGATCTACCTCTTCTGGCTTTGGCATAGTCTGCTCAAGGGCTTCGATTCTTCTTTGATCAGATTCAGAGATTGATCCGTCTCGCATCTTATTGTAAAGATCAGATAGATCATTCATTGCCATACCGGAATTAAACTCGTTCACCACAGCAGACCAGGCATCCATGGGTCTATTAACCCTTCCGTACAACTGCTCCTGGATTTTGTCGTAGTTCTGCATTACAAAATTTGTATCGTATCCAGTCTTACTTGCAAGGTATGCAGAGTGGTAGAGCTTCGCCAGGTTTTCCCTTGGGTCGCCCTCTGCTACCTGTAGATAGCGATCAATTAACTGAGGATCTCGTTCTTGTATCTGCTGTGCAAATGCCTCTGGCCCAATCGTGTCCCGAATACCCTCGGCCATTCTTGTCGAAGTAGCCCTGTCCTGCTGATCGATGAAAGAGGGTAGGCCACCAGTTTTCACTAACGGATCACGAACATCTTGCTCTGGACCAGATATCGAATTGACTTTAAATCCCTCGGATTCGTTGATCCATGATGGTAGACCCATTATTCACCTCTCGATTTATTATACCCTGTTTTCGGACGACTATATATTACCAGGAATTGTAAATGAGGTCGTCAATAACACCACCCTTCACTTCTACACCCATAATCCAAATCGAAGGCCCAGTAGTAGCCGGAGCATCTTCTACAAATCCACCCCTTGCTGCCTGTTCTGGATCCCTTGTCCTTTGTGGAGGACTTGTATTCGTAGAACCTGTCCCCCGAACCTGACTCGGAGAAACCCAACGTTGTTCAGCAAGGAATCCCTGACTACCATTTTCCCATCGTTCATTCTGAGGGTTCCACACCTCGAGAGTCCACTGTCCGGTGACAGGATCATTGGCAATACCTGGAACCATCCTCGTAACAATCATCGATGTGCCATAATTGGAAGTTCCGGCATACCTTGAGTTTTCGAGGTATGGCCTTCCTTGGGTATAAATCTTTTGAATAGGATACCCAGTCGAAGGATCTATTTCTGTTTCTGCGTTATTGAAATCCTCACTAAGTTGGGTAGCACCGAATAACACCGTATTGAAGCCCCTACGAAGATCCTCATGATTCTGATAGAAGACTTTCATGGTTTCTGCTTCTTGAGGATCGTTTCCTATACTATAAAATCGATGCCCATCAGCGATCTCTCGTGAGACTGCAAGAGCATCACGATTTGTCCTTGTAGAGTAAGTTAATCCAAGACCCATAGTCCTGTTCAAAACATTACCCATTGACGTTATGGTCCTTCCGTTAATGATGGCTATCTGATTCTTCATATAGTCTGAAACAAGCTCAGAGGTAAGTGGAGGCTGATTACTTCCAGGCTCATAACTCAGTAATTGATCTTGAACGAATCTCCTCGCTAAAGTATTCACTTGACTCATAACCGAGTCATAATTACTATCTCGAATTCCCATGCTATCCATGTATGCCTCTAACTGAGGCTCCATTTCGCTAAACCGCAGGACATTGAAAATACCATCTTCCTTCGAATTTAAGAGTGTTCTGTATTGAGCATCAGTTATAGTTCCTTGTGTGTAGTACTCATTCAATTTATAACCGAATTCTTGCTGATCTCTTTCGGCTAATATCATCAGCTCATTAAAGTTTGCATCACTTACTATCTGAGATGCCCCATTATCTATCACCTCTTCTGGAACCATTAACGAGGTATTGAAGTTTGCAAAGTTCACCTTCCACCTATTCTTCTCATCATCAGATGCCCATGTCCACCGATCTATTACAGACAAGTCAAGTGGTCTTGTGAGATTTCCCTCAGAGCGTTGTCTGGTTGCATTTACTAAAGTATTAGTAAGCTGATTGTTCATTTCATTGGTAACAGCACTCACCCTGCCCTCTGCTACTCCCTTGAATACATTTGCAAACCCTATCCTTTCCTCGGGAGAAAACTGGGATAGATACGCATCTTCACCACTCGATATCCACTGATATGCCTCGTCTGGATCATTTCTCATGAGTCCCTGATTATTAATAAAGCTCTGTCGATTCCCCTGGAGAAGCTCCTCCCTCTTTGCATTTGCCTCATTTTCTGTCAGCCACCCCTGCTCAACCATATACCCCAACCTACGGTCAGTCTCATCTTCCGCTGCAACTGGATTTCGTTCTTCTTGCAAGTAAGCACTCAGATCGCTGAAGTTATTTTGTATGAGAGACTCATAGTGAATGAGCTTCTCAGCCTCACCCTCTTCCGCAGATATAAACCCCATGCCTACCTTGTTAGAGATTGCTGTATCAATAGCATCCCTCCCAACAGAAATATCGGTCATTTGTATCGCCTGGGTAATGGATGTATAAATAGTGGTCTTATAATTGTCGTCAATCCTCTGGTAGTAGGCTTCCTCACCCATAGTCTTAACCTGGGAGTTAAGCTGATTGAGATTGAGATTAAGTCCGTCACGATACCTCGAATTCAAACCAGACGAGTAGGTATTGAGTCTCTCAGACCAGGATCCAACAAACTCATCGGTGAGACTCCTGATATTCTCAGGGTCGGTCTCATAACGGAGTTCGTTATTCCTCCACTGCTCCCACGCAGAGTTATAGTCTAATTTCATCTGCTCGAGCTGAATCGAGTACTGATGATCCTGTCGTCTTTGGTCTCTGTTGAAGATTCCTTGACCAAGATCCTGCAATCCCTGACCTAATCGATTTAGTCCATCACTCATGTTTCACTCCACCAGTTTGTTTCAACTCCACCAGTCTGATTCCACGCCACTACCAAGGAAGGAAAGAGTTTCCCCAGCAGACCCAAAGAATGCATTAGCAGTGTTTGATTTACGCTTTGCATCACTCTCCCACCTCTGTTGTGCCAAGTCAAGATCGAGTCCTTGCTGTCGAAAATCGAGCTGTCTGTTTTCGTAGTCTCTCTCCTCGTTTATCAGCCCCTCTTGTCGATTCTTTACCGCACCCATGCTCCCATAATTCTGATTGAAACCACTCGCCCCAGCATTAACATTCATTGCTGACTTCATGTCGCCGACCTGATTGTCGTACCTTGAATTCATGAATGACTTCTGATCTGCAAGCTGACGAGTTTGTAGATCGAACGACTGCTGATTGAACTCCATCTCCTTACGGAGATTATTGTTCGCACTCGCTGCACCAAGGATATTGCCGAAAACTTTTAAGGCAGACCCTGCAAACATTAGACCGAGCAAAGATCACCTCCCATTGATATCGACATTCGCCTGGATAGCAAGTATATGAGCATCCATTGGCTGATCGACCTTAATCCAAATAGAAACCTTCGAATCAAAGGTCCCCTTTACACTCACTCTCTTGTCCCCAGTATACGCTAAACGTGGTTGGTCAGTATATTCATTCGGAGACGAGAAATTCACACTAAAGTACTCCTTACCATTCGTAGAAACATTAAGGTCATACGAGTTATGGACTCGAAAAACTACGTCTACAATTCGCTTCCTCACATCAAATCCCTGATCCGTGTATACGTCATGTGTCTTAATAACAGACCTATATGGCAATCCTACGGTAATAGTCCTTGCCTCACCATCAAGCTCTATTTCCCCATTCTCCACAAGAGTTTTGCCTATATACATTCCGTTTCTGATTACGTCTACAAGCATTCCTTCGAGATGATCAAGGCCATCAAGATTTCCAGATACAAGACCCCTGGTAATTACACTATCAAGAAAAACAGATTCACTTCTAAACTGCATTTTTTCTAATGCCCTTTTTGAATTTCTTGATACAACCATGAAAACAAGATCCTCATCACTACCAGGGAGAACTGCTATGCTCTCCACAACTCCATTTGTTTCATATCTACCCCATGCAAGCTTCTCTTGAATTTTATCATAAAGACAGTAGATGAGCTTCCCATCGTCCAAAAGCACCCAAAGGATATTCTGAGGTGATGACTGAGCATATACTTGAGCTATCTGTGTTCCAAATATGTTTTTTGCATACCTCGTAAGATCATTTGCCCAGTAGTTAGCTCTCTCATTCGAGTAGTTGTATCCGATGATTCGCTTCCGATCCTTGTGTACAAAAATCATTTCATCCTTGAATATAAAACCACTGACAGTAGAAGATCCTATCTGAGTATTCTTCTTAAGATACACATCGGTAGCAGTAAATCTACCACCAGTTTCAAGGGTAAATTCACTTGATGCTGTTGCTATATAAATCTTGTCAGCAGCCTCAATCCAGCGGATCGTATCAAAACCATTTCCCTCAACCTTCAGCCCAACCGCATCGTCAGCACCACCAGGAGCAGATACAAAATTTGTATACACACCAGCCTTAGATGCCCAAATTACCGATGAATCATTCATAAACCCAGCAAGAAACAATCGAGAATGGAAGAGTACACCGAACGAAGGATACCAACCAGAACCCCCCATTAAGTTGATACTCCCACCGGATATATCCTTCGTCAATGACATTGCCGAAATGGATGGATTATTAGAAGAGAAGTCAAGAACTTGAGACGGTAAAGAAGGATGGAATAGGTACATCTTCTGCGTATCAGAAGTCCATCGAATACCCTTAAGGTGAATCTCATTGAATACGGTCGTAATAGTTTCAGTCGGAGGTACAATTGGAATCTCTTGGAAAGAGTATTCGGCAAAGTATGAGTCAGCCACATCTTCCGCCGCCTGGGTAACTACCCACACAGGTCTAATTAGATAAATAATAGTCAAAAGAAGAAAAAATGGGCTTAATAACCAGATAAACAAAAAATTTGGTGGAGCAAGTACAAATTGGGCATATTTTTCAGCTACCCAAAACCCACTCTCGCTGATGTCAATTCTTTCTTTCCTGACCATAGACCGAACAACTTTTACTGTCTTTGGCTTATGGTCCTTAGATTGGTTTGTTAGTCGAATATAAAAAGTCTGAGCATCATTTCTGTTTACCACATTTCTATCTTTGTCCTGTACAAAGATCTGGTAAAAAAACTCATTTGTCGCATTGTTTGTGAACTTGCCAAGAGGAAATGCATCGACTGCCGTGAAATTAACATTGTCGGTACTATGCTCTGCAAGAAATCTATCGTTCACATCATAGTCATTACCTTGCATTCTGATCGGGAAAAATACTTTCTCCGATGCACCAGTACCAGTCCTACTGTATAAAACATACCCTGTGTCTTCAAATCCATCGTCAACGTCTACTTCCTTTGCATCATAAACTATCGAGTCGAATCTCTCTCCAGAGTACTCGTAGTAATACTTATTTTCCACCTCATCTTGAATTATGCCACCAATTAGACCAGTCGAATATGTCCTTCCAAAAGGATAGGCATCAGTACTTTTAGCAACAGGAATGCCACCCATATCGCTTGGATTAAAATTAGTTACAGGATATATACTATCTGAGTCATACCACGGAGATCCATCCATGTTAATAATTCTGCACTTCAGATGAGTAAACTCTACCAGGTACTTCCTCCTGTCATTCAGATAGAGAGGGAAAATGACAGCAAGCTCACCACCCTCGGTCGTGGAAATAAAGGTACTCCCTGGTCTCCTCTGAATTCCACCAGCATCTGATGGTATCCAGTTTGACATCCACTCCACAGACTTATTCAGAATCCCAGTATCGATTCTTCCTGCGAACATAGGGTCTACCTGACCCATAGAGAAATCTGTATAAATCTGTGCTGTCTGTGCCATTAGTTATTCCACCTCACTCCGTACCATCCATCGGTCGCATTATCTTTCCTTGCATACTTCCTACCATTGTTAATTTTCGCCTGTCTCTTGTACCCCTCATACTCCTGAGAGAGTATTTGTAAGTGGGTCTTATCTGCACTCAAGGGAATGACCATCTCATAGGATAATCGTGCAGCGAACATCATGACAAAGTCCTCTGGCCACTTCGTAATAAGTGTCGAGGAGCTTATATACTTGAGTTTATATGGGTTAATCGTAGAAAAAAAGCTCTGCCCTTCAATACTAAACTCGTAATTTTCATCATCTATTTTTAAACAGTCGTTGGGTAGTTGGTACTCATAGACACCATTATCTTCCGCTATTAAGGCGAGGCTCGCTCTCTTCTTAGCAAATACCCAATCAGCCTTCATCAGCTCCTGCTTCTCAAGTGTATCCCACAGTCGATTGATAATCTGTGCATGATTAGAGGTGTTGAGTACGTCAGAGATAGGCTCCTCACCGAGCTTTGTCAGTGCGATATTAGCTATCTCGACTTGAGTCATCTTTTTCCTTCTTTACTTGCTTCTTTGCAGCTTCCTTGACTTCTTCATTAGGAGGATCCTTGAACTCAGTGCCAGATATCTTCCTGAAGTCCTCAATGGGTACGATGGTCCTCGAATGGACGGTCATTCGCTCACCCTTGCTCCATAGCTTATCTTGGAAATACACAGCCCGAATAGCCTCATAGGTCGTTTGTGGCACTACCATTAAACCTCCAAAAATGGGGAGCCGAAGCCCCCCATATTATTATCGCTCGATTCCCACGAATGCATCCACAGTACCTGTGGTCATGGTCGCAGAAACTACATAATTGATTCGTAAATACCGTAGATTTGAATCTGGTATACGAATCTTCAAAACGGTCCCAGCAGGGAGGCTCTCATGAGCTATCGGTCCAGCAGTTGCTACTACAGCAAATCCAGACGACTCAGCATCAGACTCCTGGAGTTGGGCAGCAAATGTGGCCCCACCAGTCGCCGAATCGAGAACACTCTTTACTACAACATACACAAATACAGGGTAGCCTGTACCGTAATCTCGTCCGGTAGCACCAAGATCGATTACATTAGTGCTAACACCGTTTGTCGTAGTGATTGCCTGGTCACTACTCAAAACCAGTTGTGCATCTTTTATCATAACAGCCCTCCTTTAGGCGATTGCAGGCTCATTATTGAGAATTGCTTCCTCAACAATAATTGGCGACTCTTGGAAGAAGGTAGTTCTTTGACCAGCAAAGTCTCTGAAGTCGTAGTTCACGTTCGACTTATCCTTGGCATAGATGTCAATAGCAGTCTTCACTTTCTTGTTCACGACTATTACAGCACCCTGTCCAGCCATCGGCATCTCATTGATCAACTCGATCATTATATCATCGATCTTTTCGGTAGCAATAAGGGCAGAGAGATCCGATGTGTCGATGTTCGCAATACGCTTCACGCATCGCTCGTCCTTGACGAACATACCAGCATTAATTTCGAAGTGGGTCCGGTAAACCTGGTACATAGTACCATCGGAAAGGGTTTTAGTATCTTCCCTAAGGTCAGTCGAAACGACACCAAAGTTCGCAGCCCCACCAGAACCCATGCCTTTAGGATAGAGCATCTCCATCTTGTTCTCCCCAGGTTGCAGAATCCAGATCGAGGATCGTGCAGTAGATCCACCACCAGTCACTACCGAACCAGCAGTCAATGTGGCATATCGAGGATGCAACCCAGTAAAACTTCCAGTGTTAGTAGCATTGTTACCGTAGAAGAATGTGGACATGAAAGTCTGAGCCAGACCCTCAATGAAGGCCTTATCTTCTGTGTTCCGGTACTGATTTACGTTACCAGACATCCTTGCTTCCTTCACATCGATCTCCGAGTAAGTCTCGAGCATTCCGAGATACTCAGTGATCTGCTTCGTGGTAGAGCTTTCGGAAGAAACACCTTTATTAAGCTGTCGCCAAGTACCAGTAGGTAGACTTGTCCGTACAGTCCCTCGGTGTGCGGTTTCCATATTTGCTTCTTTCCACGGAAGGTAAGCAAACAGGTTTTTAGTAGTCTGGAGTACTTCTGCAATAGAAGCGACCTGTCCATTGGGGTCTATTCGTTTTGCAAGCTCCAAGAGACTCAAATTACTCTGAGTTAAAGTAGCCATTTTCTGTCCTTAGTGTCTCCCCACTAAGTGCCAGTAGGTCTCTACCCCTACGTCCGGTAGTTTACTACAAACCCTGCGTTCGGCTTCTCCTTACTCCCGAGAGATCCACCTTTCAGCCGATCCTCACCAAGTATCTCATTACCTACCCTGTGAAATGCCTTGATCCATTTCGGATTATTCCCAAGACCATTACTCGTTATCAACTCAAGAATTTCCTCATCCTGATTGACAAAAGCACTAAGGGCCTGCTGTGCGAGATCAGCGTTCTTCTGGAAATCAGCACCCCATTCCTTACGCAGTTCTGCCTCGACAGACTTCTTACTCTCAATCATGGCCTCCATCTTCTGGTTCACGGCCTGAACATCAAACTCTGTCAAGGATTTCATCTGGGACTTAGTAAGTCCTATCTGACGACCAAGTGCCTTAAAAGCATCAATAGTCTCAGGGTCCAGAATATTCTCGACCCCATCAACAAGCTCGTACTCACTCGGATCATCAGGTACTCCAATGGCTTTATAGTAGTTGGATCGTTCTTCGTCAGAGGCTTCCTCCCCTGGCACATACGATCTACCTTCCAATTTTTTGAGTTCAAGGAATTTATCAGCTAACTCTGGAAGTTTCTGATAGCCTCTAAAATCCTCAACTTCTTTTTGGTCGGTTCTCAACCCAGCCATCCAGCCTGGTATTTCCGTACTTACTGATTCCTGTGGTTCAGCTCCACCCGACTCTTCGATCACGGTTGTTTCAGCCATAGCTTACTTCTCCCTCCCTATGAGTTTATCGACCGTACCAAATAAATCGGTAGGGTCTATCAATCCAGCTTTAATTGCCAAACGTTGTGCAACGTTTCTTCGAGCCATGTCCGAGACACTCTCGAACACATCCGAAAAAAACCCACAGTCGTTCAGAATATCAGTCAACACAGCCCTTCCCTCTGGACTGGAAAACACCTCTCTATACGCCTGTTGCAAGTCAGTCAATTCATTCATTGCCCCCCCATCATCGACATCAATGGCGAATTCGCATCAACTCCCTTGCCAAGCTTTGTGGTAGCCTCCCCGAGCTGAGCCATCTCAGCCATCTGTTGCTGTTTAGCCTGGACCTCAGCCCTCGCCTTTCGCATCTCAGCAACTCGCTTCTCATCTTGTAGCATATCCTGGGGTAATCCAGCTTTTTCGGTGAGCCTCCTAACTATCGTATCCATTTTGAAATTATCCAACATTCCAGGATCCTGGAATATCTGCAAAGAGGTCCCGATTTCTACCATCGCTGACTTTATTCCCTGAGTCTCATAGTACCTCTTTTGCATCTGACTCAGAGGACCTATGTACTTTGCATCAAAAAGATCATTACTACCAACAAGCTCCTCTGGAGGCTCAACTAATTTACCAGCTCTACCGAGGATATGAAAAACCCTCTTCACGATAGGAGACAGGAATTCAACTTCCATCGAGCCTATAACGGACGACATAATCACAACTTTTTCCGCCTGTCTCTCAGATACCTCTAAAGCAGTCATTGCTCGATTATTCTGACCAGCCAGCATCAAAAAGAAGTCAACGTAAAAAAAATCCCTAACAGCCTGTTGTTTCTGACGATAGATTTGCTCTGCTATAGGGAAGTTACCACCGATTCCATTAAGAGCCTGTAAAGAGTCCTCTGGTGACTCCCAGTAGGTTATCCCATTAGGTCTCAGGTTAATCCTACCCCTGAGCTGTTCGCTCGCTAACAGTGGAGGATCTGCGTGTTTTTGTGCAGTCCTAATCACCGACTCAGCGATCTGGTTGAGACCCAGTATCTCGGGCAGTGCATCTATCGCAGGAGACCTACCATAAATTTCATCCGAGTTTACAGTCCATCTCCACACAGCGTAGGGCATCTCATCATACCCACCCTCGCTTATACCCTCATTCGATCCATCGAGGTAGTAAACAGAGGCATACCTCTTCTTTTCTCTTGGGATAGACTTACCACTCCTACCGTCAACCCTTGGGTATACTGCGTGGATCACCCAAAAATCTGTGTCAGGTGCTGAGGTAATTGCCTCGACTACTCGCTTGGGAAGATCTTTCTCCTCCCACTGCTGAGACATCTGCCTTGCAGTCATTTTGTATCGCCGAAAAACCGTGTCCACTATACCGTGTCGACTATCTGCTATGTAAATTTCTTTTGGATGTCTTACCGTAAAATGGATGTCATCACCATCATCCTCACAATACATCACAGCAATACCCATCGATGCAGCATCCATGATCATCTCAGATGCTGACTTGTAAAAAGAGCTATGAGCGAGTGAGTGATACACAGTCCTCTCCCACTGCTGTAGGACCTCTCTGACTGAGTGAAGCTGATTAAGCTCCTCAGTAGGAGCTACAAGTTGGAGCCATGTTATCTGTGGGGAAACTGTGTACCCCTGGAGTCCATCAGCGAGTGTGCGTAGTGACATGATTGCGGTAGAGTCAACTGCCTTACCGTGATCTACAGATACAGCATCAGCAAAATTAGCCCTACCAGGTATGCAGTAATCTGCAACATCCTGCCAGGACTGCTCATAGAGTTGACGTTTTTCTTTTAGTCCCCCGAACCTCTTCGTGAGTTCAAGGATCTTTTCCTTCGAAATAGCCAAGGGAAACTCCTGTGTGTCTCCTCCCCCTTGGTTATCGATTAGTTAAGTTGTTGTCTCGTCCAAAAAGACTTCGGAGAAAATCGCTTACCTTCTTAAAGGCTTTTGATGTCTGCCATCGGCCAGACCCTGTTGCGTTTCTTCGCCTCTCCCGAGATATACCACTCAAGAAATCGCTATCTCTTTGACCAGATGCCACTGGTGCTTGCTCTCTCTGTCCTGCCATACACCCTCCATGTAAGAACTGCTATCACTAACACAAACACTACAGACAACCAAATGGGCGATCCGTATGAATGCCATTCATAGGTATTGTATAACGCAAACGCTACGCCTGGCAATGCATAGGGTATTCCGAACACCAATAGTACCAATGGCAGTTTATTTACCACCATCTCCAGGTACACCAGATCAGATCCCAATAACCAACCAATTTCATTGCCAGCGATTAACAGTAACCAGCCAGCTACGCAACTCACTACGAACAACACTACCTTTTTCATGTGTTTCTCCCTTACTTATTATACCTCAGTGTGTCATATCCCACAACTTCGTCCTGATACATCTCTCGATATCTCTTCGGCTTTGGTATGACCTTTCTGGCCCTATGGAACATCACAGCATATCGAGCCTCATCATAAATATGGTCGTCACCTGTGGTATCAACATCCTCC